TTTTTTACATCAGACCCACTAAGACTAACTACAGACTATATTATTTTCGTAAGCATGAATATAGAAGCTATTACAATGTTGACGGCCAGCTTGATGAAGTTGTAATTATATACAGCTATAAAGTAAGACATGGCTCAGGTTATCAACAGGAGGTCATTAATCAGAGTATTAGTGGTCCTGATATGTTAGGGACAGGAGGAGCTAAGAGATATATAAGATTATCTATTAAGAAGAAAATAATTCAAGAGACCCATTCTGAAGGTGAAATATCCTTTGATTCTACCTATCAGGGATTAGCTGGTAAAACTAAGACATTTACTAATACTCTAGGGTTTATTCCTTGTGTAGAGATATTTAATAATGCAAAAGGATTTGCAGCTGAAGGCGTAGGTGAATTTGATGCGTTAGCTAATCATATTTGCACTCATGATGAAATGATACGCACTATGCGTAAAAATGTTCAGTTCTTTGGAAATCCCACATTATTATCCTCAAGACCTAAAACAGATTTAATGGAGTCAGGAGAGTCTGTTGTTCAAAGGCCATCTATTGCAGCTAACTCTGGTTTTGCAGGAATGAATCCGTTAAGCCAGTCTCGTTTTAAAGCTGATCCTTTAGCTCGTGGTGTTGATGGACAGATACGAGTACCAAGAGTTATAGCTAATTTAGAACCGAATGATCGTGTAGGTTACATTGTTCCTGACGCTATCACTGGTGATCAGAATTCTTTCTCTAGACAATATAGAGAAGAAATAAGAACAGCATTAGGTGGTGTTGACGAGTTGTCAATATCAGCTGGAGTGACAGCCACTGAATATAAATCTCTATTTGGTAGAGTTGCAGCCACTGCTAAGAAAAAGTCTGCTTCTATATATACATATGGTTTATGTCGTTGCTTAGAGTTAATTATTTTCCAAGAAGAGCAACTCTTCCGTGAGACATTAGCTGCTGCTGTTGGGTTAGAAAAACCAGTTGATTTACCTGAGGATGCTTCTCCAGAAGAAATGGAATTATATGAAGGAGCTATGAAGTTTTATGAGGAGCAGATAAAGCAGTTACTCATGGCTTCTTTACAGGCTCAGCAGATACCACCCGGAGTTAAAGGTTTAATCCCTGACGGGGATGTCAGCATTCAGTGGAGATGGCTTGGTCCGGTTTACGAAGATTCAACACAAGATACACTGAATAATTCTATTGTTGTAAGGAATCTTCAAGAATTAGGCGTTGATAGCATAGAAGCATTGAAATACCTCTTTCCGTCTAAAACGGACGAGGAAAGGGCGGCCATGTTATCAGGGTTCCCTTTCAGGATGGTGAACGAACTGCAGGGTGCATACTCTCAGTTTGCAAAGTTAGTGGGGGGAATGATGCAGACCCCTCATCCGCAATCACCGGATTTACCGATGGCTGCAGATCCAAGATTGGATTTAACACCATATCTGTATCGAACATTAGAAGCATTACAAAAGGAGATGAGTTATGCAGGACGCTACCGTCCAATCGACCCCACAGATGAGCCAAGCACCAGCAGCGACAGTAGCTCCAAGCAGTTACGTGGCACAGGCTCCACAGGCACCGGCACCAACTCAGGCACCGGCACCTCAGGCTTATCAAGTGGGTACGAGCTACCCACAAGCGGTACCTCAGGCAGCCCCCAGCTACCAATCAAGCCCTACTCAGTACGCCCCCCAATCCCAACCGGCGGCGGCACCGGAGGGCAATCCATGGGAATCGGCGTTCAACAAGGTAATGAACGTCCTGAGTACACCAGTTCAATCCCCGTTCCAGGGTCAACCCTCTCAGACGGAGACACAATACGCACCAGCGAATTACGGACAAGCCAACAGCGGCCTAACTACGCCAGCATCGGCTCCCCAGACCTTGTCAGCCAGCCAGGTATCCTCAGCCAACTCTTCCCAAACCTCCTCGAATCTCTCAGCGGCGGAGCTAGACGCAATCCAAACACAGATAGGAATGAGTCCAGAAAGCAGACAGGTGATGGACGCGTTCGGGGTAGAGGCACCAGCCGTTCTAAACCAGTACGCCCTAAACCTAGAAGGGATGCTAGATAGTGCTGTTCAATGGGGTAACCAAGCACAAGGATTGATAAAAGGATATGCAGATTTCGCAGTTCAGGAACATCAAGAGAATCTAGCTTATAACGAGATACTTACTAACCCAGATGTATTAAGTGACTATACACTTAAGTACTTTGGACCAGAGGGACCATGCCCTGTTTATGAGAATGAGCAGGAATTAGAGTCAAAAGGTTATCCAACAGCTCCAGTTGCTGAAGGTATAAATACTTCTGCAACACAGCCAGCGGCTAACTTTCCAGCTCCTCCTGAGGCAGCTGCACCACAGCAGCCAGAAAACTTCTGGGGTACATTCACTGAGACAATGAGTCGTGACCCACAGAATGCATGGAGAATGCTTAATCAAGCACAACCAAATACCGTACAGAATAAATTATTCGTGATGGAATAGAGCAAAGCTCTGTAGCAGTGCATACTTTTGTTTGTAAAAAATTATGTACTGCTAAAATTTAATTTATAGATAGGACTAAATACGTCTAATTCTTTTACCCGATAAAAACATTACTGCCGCCTTTGGAGGATAAAGCAAAGTGTTCATTGATAATGACTTTCCAAAAATATTAGGTGCGGAACTATATCGTCCCCACCCAGCTTATGTTGCGGAAATGGCTACCGAACCTGTTGTTGTTCATGACTTCAGCAGACAGCCTGGTCAAACCGTTCAGCTTGATAGATACAAATTCTGGGGTACACCAGGTACGAAAGATTCTAGAGAGCGTATTTCTGATCAGACAATTGGTACCGCAAATAGCCGTAACATCACAAAAGAGAAGGTACTTGTAGTACTTAAAGAGTACACAGGTCCTGCAGATCCAGGTGATGCTACACAGCCAAGCACATTCAAGATAGCTCGTGAAACATTAGTTACAGCACAACGTCTTCTTTTAGACACTGGTAACTTAAACATGTTCCACCAGTCTATAGGCTCTCTAACCCTTTTAGACGATTATAGAAGGTGGCGTGATAGAGTCTTCATCGACGAACTTGCAAAAGCAGAAGCTAACGGTTTATCCTCCTCTACACAGGGTGGATATTATTTTGCCGGTAGCAAAACAAAAGATTCTTCTGGACGTATTTCATATACAGCAGCAGAATATGGTAATCAAGTACAGCAGTTCTCAGTTAAGACTGACCTTTTAACTGTTGTTAAAGACTTACGTAAGCGTAACGTTCCAACATATGCAGATGGTCTGTATCGTTGTTTAGTTGATCCATCTTTCATGATGCATCTGCGTCGTGACAGTGACTTCAGAGAAATCGCTCGTTACTCTGGTGCTCCAGGACAGGGAATGTATATGGGTAACCCCATGATTCCTAACAACGCTAGTTTCTTCCAAGGACCTCAGGCTGGTCAGGCTTACTTCCTAGCAGGAGAGCCAGTTATGCCAACTGGTGTTCAGTTTGAAGGTGTTAAGTTCTTCGAGACTACTAACTTCCCAACTAAGAACGTAACAGCATCTATTGATGGTGGTAGTAGCTATTCTTCATTAGAAGTAGCACAAGGATTCTTCTTTGGACCACAATCTCTCGGTGTTGGAATTGGAGGACCAAACGCACAGGTACTAATTAATAACAACGACGATTTTAGCCGCTTTATCATTCTGATTTGGCAACTATACGCTGGTTTTGAAATTCTTAATAAGGACTTCATCACAACTGCATTTAGTTTCTTAACAGATGACGGTAGTATCTAGTAAATAAAATAAGTAAATAAAAACTAAGGAGAAATAAATGTCTTATTTATCAGCTAAGAAAATATACCCTGGTAATTTTACAGAGGCACTGAATGGTTGGTACAAGAATATTGATACTAACGATGATTCCTCTAATGACAAGAGTGTAGGAGGTCCTACTTCTGTCTTAG